ATATGGTGTGTGTATGGCACTGACCAATGAAACTTTCCCCAAGTATCCTCTGGAAACCAATCTAACCAAGTCTTTATTGTTGTTGTTCTTAACTGCGGATTAGTATTTCTTATTACAGCCCATCTACTTTTACGAACTCCGTCTTTATTCTTCTTTTGTTCAAGACTTCTACGAAATACTTCAACACAACAAGCAACAGACTTACCAGAACCCACCGGACCTCTTATACCTCTAAAAAAATTAGAGTCCTTCATAAAGGATTTTACAACTTCACCATCAGGTTTATAGTCAAAACTAGGCACTATTTTTCATCAATTTTATAATCAACTGCTACTTTAAGTAATTTTTCTACAGTTTCTGGGCCAATGGTTGCAATCAATTTATCAGCTTCATAATCAGTCGCAAATTGCTGGGGAAAATGTTTAAGATGCACTGTCTTAACTACGTTCCTTAATATTCTTCGTTCTTTATCATTTATTGTATGTAGAAAACTCATGTACGATATTGCCTTACTTTCTTTGCAATCTTCTTAGGTTGGCTAACAAACTGCTTACCAGCACGATTGCCTTTTGCTTTTGCACGATTAGTTGCCGCTTTCTCACTAGCAGTTAAAG